CGGAAATGACAGAGGAGGTCATCGAAAACGCACGGCTCATAAAAGACGGCTTCTGCTCGATGATCCAAATCGCCGGCATCGTTTAACGGTTTTTGCGGGGGAGACATGAAGACAGTCCTGAGCATCGACGGAGGCGGCATCCGGGGCATGATCCCTGCGCTGATCCTCTACCGCATTGAAACGGCTCTCAGGCAGCCCACGTGCCGCCTTTTCGACCTGATCGCGGGCACGTCCACGGGCGGCATCCTGGCGCTCGCACTGGCAAAGCCTAAAGAAAAAGGCAGCCGGGAGCCAGCGCATTCATCCGGGAAATTGGTGGGTTTATACGCGGAGCGGGGCTGCGAGATCTTCTCCAGGTCCTTATGGAAAGGGGCCGGCTCGGCTGGCGGGCTCCTGGATGAAAAGTACTCCCACGGACCCCTTGAACAGATCCTTTGGGAGTACCTGGAAGATACCGAGCTATGGCAGGCCCTGACCCACGTGCTCATCAGCGCTTACGATATCGAGCATAGGATGCCTTGTTTCTTCAAGGCGTGGGCTTGGGGCCATCACGCCCTCATGCGGGAGGCGGCCCGGGCCACGTCCGCAGCCCCCACGTATTTCGAGCCTGCGCGCGTACCCATCTCGAATGTTTCCGGAAAGGCGGCCCTGATCGACGGCGGGGTGTTCGTGAATAACCCCGCCATGTGCGCGTTCGCAGAGGCCAAGCGGCTCTGGCCTGAGGAGGAAATTCTTGTGGTCTCCCTGGGGACGGGCGAGCTCACCCGGCCAATCAATTACGAAGAGGCCTGCGGGTGGGGTTTGGCCGGCTGGGCCGTACCGCTCCTGAACGTCATTTTCGACGGGGCGAGCGATGCCGTGGACTACCAGCTCCGGCAGATTCTGAGCGGCAATTACGTACGTATCCAGGGCCGCCTCGATGTGGCGTCGGACGATATGGACGACGCGAGCCCGGCAAATATCGAGGCCTTGAGGACAGAGGCCCGGAAGATCATGCGAAAGCATGAGGGCGATCTATCCATGCTTTGCGATCGACTGAGGAGGAGAAAATGAAAGGATGGAAAACATGGGCAGGGGCCGCGCTGGTAGCGGCTTCTGCGGGTCTCGGGTTTCTCGGGGAGCCTGAGGCGGCTAAGGCGGTCCTGGGTCTCGGAGCGGCTTTCGGGATCGTGGGCATCGGCCACAAGATCGAAAAGTCCAAAGGCTCTCGCTAATGGACGACGCGGATCGGGCGGACCTGCTCAACGCCTTTTACCTCGAGGCGCAGATCCGCCAGGCGCGCGGGGCCCGCGAGCGCGGGCCCGCATCCCAGGCAGGGCCGGGGCCCCGGCTCTGCGCGGAATGCGGCGAGGAGATCCCGCAGGCGCGGATCGAGGCCGTGCCTGATTGCCGGTTGTGCACCAAATGCCAGCAAGAGCTGGAAGGAAAGGAGCGGTGATGGAGGCCGGCGCGGTCGACTATCAGGCGTGGAAATTCTGGGTCGAGATCGGGCAATGGACGTTCAACGTCATTGTTGCAGGTTACTTGTGGAGTTCTAGGAGACACGTCGCGACGACCAAGAGGGTTGATACAGCCCATGAGCGCATCGATTGCGTGGAGAAGGACGTGATCGAGCTTCGCGGGAGAATTGACCAGCAACCCAATCAAAAGCAGTTCGAGGCGCTCGGCCGGGACATTCGCTCGCTGACCAGCAAGCTGGGCAAGGTCGAGGGGAGGTTGGAAGGGATTAACCGGGTGGCTGACTTAATGAATGAACATCTAATCAATCGGGGGGGCACAGGGTCATGAGCAGTTTCAGCGACTTGATACAGGAGGACCGGCGCCTGGTGATCCTTCGAACGCTGGAGGAGGACCCTGGATACTCGCTCAATGAAAGCGTGATCCAGAGCGTGCTGAACGCCCTGGGGCACAGTGTAAGCCGGGACCGCGTAAGGATGGATCTGGCATGGCTAGTCGAGCAGGGCCTGCTCACCATCGAGCATGTGCTCAGCGTGCAGGTTGCAAGCCTTACCCAGCGCGGGGCCGATGTGGCGACCGGCCTGGCAGTCGTGCCGGGAGTAAAAAAACCCCGGCCGAAGGGGGCATGATGGGACGCCAACAGTCGTCCATCGACCGGCTGCGCGAGGATATCCGCGCAAAGCTTCAGGAGTTCCTTCGGGACCCCAGGATCACGCAGGTCGAGGCCACGAGCCTGATCAACGAGATCCTTGAGGAGGAAGGCAGCGGGGAGCGTCTCTCGAAAAGCGCGGTCAACCGCTATGCCGTCCGCATGGAGGAGGTCGGGAAGAAGCTCCGGCAGTCCCGCGAGGTGGCCAAGATGTGGATCGGCCGGCTCGGTGCAGAGCCCCAGGGCGAGGTGGGGAAGCTCCTCAACGAAATGGTTCGGGGCCTGGCCTTTGACCTGGCAATGGATATGAGCGGAGACGGGGCGGACGTGCAGCCCAAAATGCTCAAGGATCTCGCCATTGCCATCGAGAAGCTGGAAAAAGCGGCCAGCGAGAACGTGAAGCGTGAGGAGGAAATCCGGAAGAGGGCTCTTGAGGAGGCTGCGGATCGTGTGGAGGAGGCCGCCCAGCAAAACGGCATGAATCGCGAGCAGGCCGAGTTCTGGCGGAACAAGGTTTTGATGGGGGCATGAAGTTGAATACTCAGCCTAAAGACGTGATCCGGACTCTCGACTGGGAGGAACTGCCTCCGAGCGTTCGGGAGATCCCGGCCAATCATAACCCGCTGGACGAAGGCGTGTTGATGAAACACCAACGGGACTGGGTACGCCTTTGCCAGGATCACGACCTTTGTCTCGCCGAAAAGGGCCGGCGCACAGGGATCACGTTTGCGACGGCCTTGAATGAAACCATCACCGCTGCGAGCAACCGCGAGGCTAAAGGCGACAACGTTTACTACATCGGAGACACCAAGGAAAAGGGCCTGGAGTTCATCGGTTACTGCGCTCACATGGCCAAGGTGATGGCAAGCGCAATGGCCGATTCCTGGCAAGGCATCGAGGTCTTCCTGTTCGAGGACCAGCAACCGGACGGGAGCACAAAAAACATCACGTCCTACCGTATCCGCTTTGCCTCCGGGTTTCACATCACGGCCCTTTCGTCACGGCCTGCAAGCATCCGGGGTCTTCAGGGCATCGTCATCATTGACGAGGCGGCCTATCACGGGAACGTCCAGGCCGTCATCGACGCAGCCACGGCCTTGATCATCTGGGGCGGGAAGATCCGGATCATCTCGACCCACAACGGAGAGAAGAATCCCTTCAACCAGCTCATCCGGGATACTCGTGCCGGCCTTTACGCCTTCAAGATCCTGCATGTCACCTTCGACGATGCGGTAGCCAACGGCCTCTATGAGCGCGTCTGCCTGATCAAGGGCTGGACGCCCTCAGTGGAAGGAAAAAAGGAGTGGTACCAGCGCGTGCGGGGGGCCTACGGGGCGAACAAGGCGGCCATGCGCGAGGAGCTGGATGCGATCCCGAGGGAAGGCTCGGGAGTGGCCATCCCCGGCATCCTGATCGAGGCCTGCATGAAGGAGGAGCGCCCTATCCTCCGGCTGGCTCTGGACAACGACTTTGCCCTCAAGGGCGAGGAGTACCGCAAATCCTGGTGCGTCGAATGGATTCGAATTCACATCAATCCCGCCCTGGAAACGCTGGATGAGGACCTGCAACACGTTTTCGGGCAGGACTTCGCGCGCTATGGAAACTTTTCTGTCATTGCACCCCTGGCGATCCTCCAGAACCTGACGCGGAGGGCCCCTTTCCTCGTGGAAATGCACAACGTGCCCAGCCGCCAGCAGGAGCAGATCCTGTGGCACATCATTGAGCACCTGCCGAAATTCCGCGGCGGGGCGATGGATGCGACGGGCCCGGGCCTCACGCTCGCCGAGTATACGGCGGATAAGTTCGGGCGGCCCCTGATCGAGGAGATCACCCTCAATGACGCCTGGTACCGCGAAAACATGACGCCCTTTCAGGATGCGTTCACGGACCAGACCATCGACATCATGCGGGATGCCGACGTCCTGAACGACCTCAGGACCCTGGAGGTAATCGACGGCATCATCAAGCTGCCCAAGCTGACGGTTGCGGACACCAAAAACCAGGAGTTCAAGCGCCACGGGGACGCGGGGATCGCGCTCGCACTGGGGCACTACAAGTCGAGAAACATGCAAGCCGGGCCCATCGAATATGAATCCACGGGCAGGCGGCGGGTCACAAGCCGTCTGAGGAATTTCATGGGGCGATAAATGGAGATTCTGGACCAACACGGCAGGCCGTACGAGACCCCGAAGCCGGAGATGCAGGAGTTTGCAACGGCCCGGAAGGACATCGACATCTTCACGGGCTGGCTCACCCGGCTGGAGAACCCGGACCCCGTGCTCCGGACCGAGTCCGCAGGCGCCGGCCTGAGGCTTTACGACGACGTAAAGCGGGACGCGCACGCCGGGTCCGTGCTCCAGACGCGGTACCTCTCCGTGGTGGGGAAGGAATGGCAGATCGAGGCCGCGGACGGGCCGGCCACCCGGGGCCGGACGCCACAGGTCACACGGGAGCAGAAGATCGCGGACTTTGTGCAAAAGGTCCTCCTGGACTGCAACTTCGACCAGGCGCGCCAGGAGCTTCTCCAGGGCATCCTGTACGGGTTTTACGCGGCCGAGGTCCTGTGGAAGCAGACCAAGGTGGGCGGAGAGCCTTCGATCGTGGTGGACAAGATCCGGGCCAAGCACCCGAAGCGGTTCACGTTTTCCCAGGAGCGCGAGCTCAGGCTCCTGACTCCCACGAGCCGGTTCGACGGCGAGCCCGTGCCGGACCGGAAGTTCATCGTGTTCACCTGGGGGTCGAGCGACAACCCCTACGGCGAGGGCCTGGGGCAGAAGCTGTGGTGGCCGGTCTGGTTCAAGAAGAACAACATCAAGTTCTGGCTCGTCTTTCTGGAGAAGTTCGGGTCCCCGACCGCGGTCGGCAAGCATCCGCGAGGCGCGAAGCCCGAGGAGAAGGAGACGCTCCTGAATGCGCTTGACGCCATTCAGCAGGAGACCGGCATCGCGATCCCGGATGACTTGGCCATCGAGTTCCTGGAGGCCACGCGGGGCGGCTCGGTCAGCTACGAGACCATGTGCGAGTACATGGACAAGCAGGTGAGCAAGGCCGTGCTCGGGCAGGTGGCCACCACGGAAGGGACTCCGGGCCGCCTTGGGAACGAGGACGCCCAGGAGGAGGTGCGGGCCGACATCCTGAAGGCGGATGCGGATCTCCAATGCGAGTGCCTGAACAGCACGATCATCAAGTGGATCGTGGACTTCAACTTCCCCGGCGTTGTGGACTATCCGCACATGTGGATCCGGACCGACGCCGAGCAGGACCTCAAGGACCTGGCCGAGCGCGACAAGACCCTGGCCGTGGATATCGGCGTGCCGGTGCCCAAGACCTACTGGTACCGGACGTACGGCATCCCCGAGCCCACGGAGGAGGACGAGGCGCTGGTCGTGCCGCAAAAGCCGGCTTCGTCAGGCGGGATGTTCGCGGAGAGGGGTCGATTCACGCCGGATCAGCAGGAGCTGGAGGAGCTGGCCGAGGACTCCGTAAGTGACGCTTCGCAGGACATGAGCGGCGTGGATGCCGAGATCCGGAAACTGATCGAGGGCGTGGAGAGCCTGGAGGAGCTCAAGGACCGCATCCTGGAGCTCTACGAAGGCATGGACACCAAGGACCTCCAGAAGACGCTCGCCGAGGCCCTGGGAACGGCGGCCCTCTATGGGCTGTCTGCGGATACGAGCCTGAGCGGGAGGGCGTGATGGATCTAACCCTTCGCATCGCCGGAGAGGAAAAGGTGGTGAAGGTCCTGGAGGCCACAAGCGAGCGCATGCAGGACCTTCGGAAGCCCTTTGCCGATGCCGGGGAACGGCTCGTGCGGAAGATCGCCAGGCGGCTTTCCGGGGCCGTGCTCTCGGAGCGGACGGCCAGGCTCAAGAACAGCCTCACGCACCAGGAGACGGCCGACACGCTGGAAATCTCGGCGGGTGGGGGTCCGGATGAAGTGGCTTATGCCGCGATTCACCACTACGGGGGGACGATTCGGCCGAAGAAAGCGAAAGCCCTGACCATTCCGTTCCCCGGGGGGCCGGCAGACCGGCGTGTACCCCTAAGGGCGTCGGATTTCGACGACACCTTCATCGCCAAGGGGATCATTTTTCAGACGACCGGCCGAAGCAGCCGCTCGGGCGGTGAGCGGATCGAGCCGCTCTTCATCTTGAAAAAGGCCGTGGAGATCCCGGCGCGGCCTTACCACTACCTGGAGGAGGCGGACGTGGAGTACCTCCGGAGATCCGTTGCGGACTACGTCACGGGGGAATGGAAGTGAAACGCATACCCTTCAAAGAAGCCCGCGATGCTTTTGCCAAGAAGGCCGTGCTGCCGGAGGCCCGGTTTCGGTCCCTGGCCGGAGAGATCGGCGAGGAGCGCGCACACTCTGTGGCTTTCAGCGTGGCGGGCATCGCCCGGGAGGATGTGCTCTCGGATCTTCTTGGCGAGGTGCAGAAAACGATCGATCAAGGAAAAAGCCTCTGGGACTTCCGCGAAGGCATCGACGAGATCATGGAACGGCGCGGCTGGGCCGGGCTCAACCCGTACCGGCTGGACAACATTTTCCGCACCAACATCCAGACGGCGTACGCCGTGGGCCGGTACAAGCAGATGATGGAGATCGCCGATCGCCGGCCCTATTGGGAGTACGACGCGGTGAACGACACGCACACCCGGCCGAGCCACGGGGCGCATGACGGCAAGGTTTATCACTACCGGCACCCTTTCTGGAACACGTGGTACCCGCCGAACGGGTACCGGTGCCGGTGCCGCGTGAACTCGCTCTCGGCCGAGGAGATGGAAGAGGAAGGGCTACAGGAGGAGACCCAGGGCACGGATCTCAAGCCGGACGAGGGGTTCCGGTTCAACCCAGGCAAGGCCCACTGGGGCGAGGGCCTGGCGCGGGGCGCGATCGACGGGGCGCAGAAGCCCCTGAAGTGGAAGCCCCTGAGCGACAAGGGCCCGGTCGACTTCGGCCGGCCGACCAAGATCCCTTACGTCAAGATGCCCGCGGCCCCGGGCAAAAGAAAGGCTGCGTACACCGGGGCGGGCATGAGCGAGAAGGAGGCCGCAGAGCGTGTGCGGAAGGACTTCCATAAGGCCATCGGGGGCGAGACCGTGCAGGTTACGGATGCGGCGGGTGATCCCCTGATTCTCTCGGACCACCTCTTCGAGCATCTCTCGCTGGACGGCCGGGAGACGTACTTTCCGCTGATCCGGGACCTGGTCGAAAGCCCCTTCGAGATCTGGCTGACGCCTGAGCAGGCCGTACAGACCGGAAAAGTCCGGCTCATGAAGCGTTACGTCAAGTTCTACCGGGACGAAAAGAAGCGCGGCATGTTGCTTGTGGCGGAGTCTCACCGGGGTGTTTTTTCGGGATACACGTTCTTGAGAGGGGACAAGCCTAAATACTTCCAGAAATACAGGCAAGGGCAGTTGATTTACGGAAAGTAGGACCTGCATTCCCCCGGCGAATGCGGTGTCCCCGCTGGTCATCAGGGCCGGGGCCCGACCAGCGGTTCCATAAAAATGATAACGGCCTGGGGCGGGAAAGTCAAGTAAGGAGGCAGGTATGCAGTTCTCAGGATTTAACAACTGGATCGAGATCTTCAGAGGCGGCAAGCAGAAGGACTCTGAGGGGCGTGAGTACGACGGGGACGCACTGATCGACGGGGCCGTGGCCACGTTCGACGCATCCAGGCACGAGCCTCCGGCGGTCGTGGGCCACCCCGGGAACAACAGTCCGGCGTTCGGGTGGGTGAGCGCGCTCAAGCCCACGGTCAAAAACGGCACCAAGGTGCTCCTGGCGCGGTTCCGGCAAGTGGTGCCGGAGTTCGAGGAGGCAGTCCGGAAGGGCCTCTACAAGAAGCGAAGTGCGGCGTTCTACCCGGATGGGAGCCTCCGACACGTGGGGTTTCTGGGTGCCGCGCCTCCGGCGGTCAAGGGCCTGGCGGACCTCCGGTTCGGGGATGACGACGGGGCCGTGGTGTTCGAGTTCTCCGACCTGGAGGAGGCCCGGGAGGCCCAGGCCAAAAGAGCGAAGAAGTACGGCATTGCGGTCAAGGAGGGCGGGCACGTGACCAAGCCCTCGGAATGGGAGCACGTGCCGGACGATCAGTTCCTCGACCCGGTCAACTACCGTTACCCCTGCCCGGACGCGAAGCAGACCCGGGCCGCGGCCAGCTACTGGGGGCGCGAGGAGAACCGCGAGCAGTACAGCGCCAGGGAGCGGGCCATCATCAACGACAGGCTGGATAAGTTCAGGGAGCAATACAAGATCGGCAATTTCAACGAAGGAGGGGGATCGATGGAGAAATTCAGGGAGGTTATCGAGTTCTTGAAGTTCTGGAAGACGGAAGGCCGGGAGCTTCTCGGCGAGCCGGTCCCGGAGGGGGGCAAGACCTTCAGCGAGGAGGACGTGAAGGCGCGCGAGGAGGCCGCCAAAAAGGAGGCCGCAGAGGAGGCCAAGAAAGCGGCGGAGGCCGAGTTCGCGGAAAAAACGCGAAAAGCCGCCAAATCGCGCCGTGGCGAGGAGATCACGGCCTTTTGCGAACAGAGCCTCAAGGAAGGCAAGATCGCGCCCTCCTGGATGAAATTGGGCCTGAAAGAGTTCATGGAGGCTCTCGATGCCGAGGAGCCGGTCCAGTTCGCCGAAGGGGACCAGGGCAAGGCCTCCCGCTACGAGTGGTTCAAGGGCTTCCTCGAGGAGCTCCCCAAGGTGGTGGAGTTCAAGGAGGTGGCGACCCGCGAGACGGGCGGCGCGGCCTTCGCGGAAAAGGAGGAGGTGGAGGCGGGCCTGCGCATGGCCTCGTACGTGAACCCGCCGGAGGCCGGAAAGTAAGGCCCGCAGGCAGTCCTTGGGAGGCGCGCGGCACGGCCGCCCGGCATCCAAAGGCATAAATCACCACGAAAGGGAGGGGCATCATGAGTGGAATCCTGGGAACCACGGAAACCGAGTACAGCGAGCTGAGCCAGCTCACCGCGCAGGAAGGCGCGGTCATGAAAAGGGCGACGCTTGCAAGCGGCAATAACCTCAGCCGTGGGGACGTGCTGGAGCGGTCCAGCCAGAAGATGACGCAGCTCTCCACGGCCGCAAACGCCCGGGCCATCCTGGCCCAGGACTGCGACGCGTCCGAAGAGGACAAGGACTGCTGGATCTACGTCCTCGGCCACTTCCGGTATACGGATCTCGGCTGGCCCACCATCACCGCGGCCGACAAGAAGACCGCGCTGGAGGCCCTGGAGGACGCCGGGATCAGCGTGGACGTGGATCATACCACCGTGGAGGCGACGGCATAAAAAACCGTAACCCCGGCTCCGGCTAGCAAGGGCCGCACAACCCACAAAACGGGAACGTTTTTCAGAGGAGGCATCACATGGAGTACTCAATCACCCGTCTTACCACGGCAGTCAACGCGATGAAGGCCCCGGACAGGCGGATTTACAACCGCCTGTTCCAGCCCAAGGAGAACATGCAGCCGACCAGCGCCCTGGCGTTCGACGTCATCACCGGAAGCGAGGGCATTCTGCCCAACATGTCGGTGGTGGCGCCGGCCAAGGTGGACGCCAAGACCGGCGTCAAAACGGTCACCATGCAGGCGCCCAGGCTCGCCGACAAACGCCTGGTTCAGGCCGGGAGCCTGGACTCGGCCCGCGCCTGGGGCCAGCAGCTCCAGACAATGATGATGGACCAGCGCGTGGCAATGGAGCAGCGCGACATGCGCAACAAGCACGACCGGACGCTCGAGTTCTGGGCCGCGGGTGCGCTTAAGGGCTACATCTACGACAGCGACCTCACCACGGTCCTGGTCGACTACGGCCTTTCCGCATCCCATCGGGTGACGCTGACCGGTGACGATCTTTTCTCCTCACCCAACTCCAACCCGATTGCCCGCTTTAGGGCATGGAAAAAGCTCATTGAACATGATTCCGGCGCCGTGATCACCGGGTGGCTCGCCTACCTCGGGAGCGGGGTCATGGACGCCCTGATCGCGCATGAGGTGGTCAAGGACTGGCTCAAGACCGACCGCGGGGCTCAAATCGCCGAACACGGCCAGATCACGCGCCTGGCCGGGGTGGATCTCGATGAGTATAACGCCTCGTTCGTCGACGATGACGG